CTACTTTCTTCTTAACACCGGGTTTAGATTTCTGTAGCTTGTCGTACATGGCTGCTTTATGCAGTACAAGGACGTGTCGTGAGTCATAGACTTGAGATAACTCATCGTCTGTGAATCCCACTGATTTGCCATAATTGCGAATTTCATTTCTGATTTGTTCGCCTTTGACTTTGTCTGAAAACTCTGGAAGGACTGCTGCTAATTTTTTTGATTCTTCGGCAACTTTATTTTGCATAGCTTTTTGGTAATCCGCTTGTTGCTCTTTAGCAATGCGGTCCTGTTCAGCTTTTATAGCTTGTAGTTGCTCTTTTTTCTCGGTCAATTCTGCGACCTTAACTGCGTATCCTATCGGGTCGTTCTCTTTCATTGCAATTAAATCTTCTGGACTATCTCCTTGTTTAAGAAAATCTTCAACAGATTTTAATCGCTGAGCATATGTATCTCTAACTTGTTGCGCTTCGGTAATAGCTTTAGATTCTGCTTCTATTACTTTGCGAGCCTCAGATACTTCTTGAGTCTTTTTCGTATAATCTGCACCAAGTTGATAACCCTGCATTAATTCATCAAGGGTGACATCCTTTTCTTCACCTGCCGCTTTTACACGAAAGGTTTGTGGTTGCTCCTCTTCTTCAACTTCAGTTTCATCATCTTCAGAGTCAGCATATTCTTCCACTTCATCTTCGGTTGCTTCAACAGCTTCCTCGTAATCTGCTTGGTCTTCTGCTTCCTCGCTATCCTGTTCTACTGCTTCTGTTTCAACAGCTTCTGGTTGCTCGTTGGAGTCCTCACCTGATGTCAAAAAGCCTTCCCATTGGTTAGCTGCATCTCTTACAGTTAGTTCTCCACTTCCCTCTTGGGGAGTCATGGTTTCATCACTCATTTGTATTACCTTTTATTCCTCTACGGGAGGTTACCGATTAGTAGGCAAATGCCTATAATATCTTCCATGCCTTATCTTTTATCTCGCCTGTTTGTGCGATAGATTTAAGATTAGACATAATTTCGTTAATGGATCTTATGCGTTGGTATGCGTATTCTCTTAGTTGTAGCTCTTCGTCACCAGAGTATTGGATCATCTGTAGCTGTGTGTCTTTCATTTCTTTCATAACTTCTTGAAACTCTGGACTACCTAGTATGTTTTGCATTGCTTCAGATAAAGTCATCTACACACCTCGCTGTGAAAGGTTTTGTATTTTATCTAATGCGTTAATAAGTTCTTTAGATTGATTGATGTTAGTTTTCTTGTCATCGTTAGATGCTTTCTGTGCTAACTCTAACTCTTTCAATGCCATTTCTTTTTCAAACTGCATTCTATCTTGTTGCAACTCTAGCATTTCTTTTTGAGCTTTTAATTCCATCTGTTGTTTTTCTAATTCTAACTTAGCCATTTGTTCTTGCATCTTCATCTGAGCTTTTTCTCTTTCTACTTCAGCTAGAATCTTAGCAGCTTTAGTGTTAGGATCATCTTGTGGAGGAGTTTCAGCTGCTTGTTTTGCTAACATAGCCGCTTGCTCTTCAGTAATATCCATAAGGAAAGCAGAGTCATCTTTAAATCCAGCCATATTAATAAACTTAGCTAAAGTATCTCGGTACTGTTTAAGGTTAACTAATGGGTTGTTAAGTCCGTAGCCTTTAATAACCTCTTCTTGTTTAGCAAGAATCATTTGCATTGTTGCTAGTTGTTCTTGTTTGTTACCTGTACCAAGGCCTACATTAACAGATACATTGTATTCTGTGTTCCATTCTCTTGGGTCAAACGGTACATAGTCACCACGTACTTTAATAATACGAGCCTTAGGTTGGTACTTACATACTAAATGTAGTATGCCTCTAAAGAGTGAGGTTACTCCTGTGTCAGCAAAGATACGAGCAATTAGTTCTAGCTTACCTTGCGATGCGGTAGTCATAGCAGATACTGCGGTAGCAGTTACATTCTGCATCATGTTAGGGTCAAGACCTTGTTGTGAATCACTGATACCTGTACGTTTAGCTTGTACGCTATCTAGGTACTCCAACATAGGGAATGACTGGTTAGCGTTAGAAGTTACTTGCATAGGTACTAAAGCATTTGGGTTCTTAATCCTAATCACACCACCAGCGGTAGAGGTTAATAAGTCATCTAAGTTAACTTGTCCTTCTACTGCGCCAACTCTATAGTTGTTGGTAAGGTATAGATTATCTAGCATCTGACGAGTAATAGTAGACTTAATTAATTGTAAGTCCATAGCTCTGTCTGCTAATGAATGTCCAAAGAACTTATGTGGAATTGGAATAGGACATACAGAATGGAATGGCACATAGTCACATTCTTCATTATGTAATATCTCATGATTAGAATAGCAAACACGTCTTAGCTCTGCTATACCATCACCATCCATATCTGTTCTAATGTAACACTCGTAGTATTCTACTAACTGCATAGATGGGTCAGTAGTGTCTTGATCCGTAGGCATTTCACCACGTGTGTATCGTGCAATACGTTCTGGACTAAACTCTAGTGCATCACCTGTAGATAATGAGTAAACTAGGTCTTCATCATAACCCATAGCAATTAAGTCAGAACGTGTAGTCATCTTTCTGTGTGCTACAAAGTCTGAATCTGATATGGTTCTTGCTCGTTTAGATATAAGGAACTCTTCAGGCGGTACGTTTTCTATTCTTACCTTACCTTTATCTACCGTTCTGGATACTTTAATGTCGTGCGTTCTGATAACGGTAGGAGGTACTTCCATTTCCATGCCTGTCATAGGATCTTGCACAGGATCATTTTCTATGATTTGCTCTTCAGTGCTTTGCTCTACAATCTCTACATCTTCATCTTGCATAATCATAGCAAGCTCGTCATCTGTTAGACCATAATACTTCTCTTTGGTTACATCTTTTTTGTCATCCCAATAAGCTTTAACTACGCCAACCTTTTGCATAAGACCGTCTTTAAACCAGTCGTGCATAATCTCAAAGCCATCATTGTCTTTGTAAAATATGTGATTAACGTAAGCAGTTGCTTGCTCTGCTGTAGCTTCATCACCTTGACTAACAGGTTCAAATACGACCGCATCTTTAGATGAAGTAAATACTTTCATGATTTGAGGTAATGCACCGTCTACTACTTCAGCTACTTCACCTGTAACTATCTGAGACTTACCTGGCACTTCATTGCCGTACGGCTCTCTCATGTAGTATTCTAAGGCTTTTTGTCTTTCATCGGTAGTTTCTGTTTCAAGATAGCCAATAGCATCGTCAATCTCTGACTCAAGAATACTCTTTAATAAATTATCATCCATTTATACAATCCATGTGTTGTTAACTTCAAGTGGTTTAGACCACGCTTGAGCAGGAGATTCGTCTAACCCTACTGCTAAATATCTAAAAGCATCGCTTGCATGAGAAGCCCAATCGTGAAATGGTCTGTCATGAAAGACATTACGTTTTTCATCAAACACTCTTCTATAATTTCTTAGAGCATCTAATCCTATTTTTGTTTTATCTACATCAAACCAACATCTAGGAAGAATACGTCTTGCTGCTGCTATTCCATCCATAACGGTTAGTTTGCTAGCAACAGTAATATTAAGCCCGGAATCCTCTAACATTTCTTTTCTTGATTTACCTGTGCCTAATTCTCTTACTGCTACATCGTGTGGAAGTATGTGTGTAGCGTGCATATAGTCATGCTCTCTTAACCAATTAACATAGTAGTCAAGACCTACGCCATGATTCTCAACAAAATCTATTAGTCGTATTTCTTTATTAACTAACTGTGCTACCCAAATACTGGTGCTATCTGAAATACCTAAATCCCAGCCAGTAAATGTTTGTGCTAATTCATCTTTAGGTATATCTATTATTTGTTTATTTGCTTCTATTTTATTAATAATAGCTGAATAGTATGAGCCTTCTACAGGAGCAGAGAAACTACACTCAAACTCTTGTTGGTACTTATCATCACCCATTTCTTTATTAGCAGCTTTTAATTCGTCTGGGTCTACTATGTTAGTCTCTGAAGCTTTAAACTCTAATAACTTCCAACCGTCTTCTGCTTTACCTCTATCTCTTAAATCTTTAAAATGGTTATTACCTTTAGGTGTACCCATTGCTACTGCATAACCAATTCTATCTGATAATGCCGGGCGGATAATCTCAGTAAATAACGTAGGACTAATGTTGCCTACCTCATCTAGTACACATCCATCTAAGTAAATACCACGTAGTGAGTCAGGATTATCTGCGCCATATAAGTTAATTCTACGGCCCATAAAGTCTACTCTTAATTCTGCAATGTTAGCTTTACCTCCTAACGCTTGCGTATACTCTAGTAAGTAATCCCATGCAATCCTTTTGGATTGGTTATAGGTAGGAGCTATATAGGCGAACCGAGGATTTTTTTTGTCACAGTTTAGTGCTGAATGAATCAATTGATTAATAGCACATACTGTTTTTCCCATACGCCTATGAGCTACAACAACAGTGAAGCGGTTGTTTTTTACTAACTCATGTATTTGTTTTTGTGGTGCTCTAGGCTTATAGCCTGTGGTTACTTGTTTTTGTGCCATGCTTATGCGACTCCTTACGGGTCATCGCTCCTGTTTAAGTTGTTCCATCCTGTATAGTCTTGCATCTCTTGATAACTTGAACCAATCATCAATATCTTCATAGGTTCTTTTACAGCTTATACACTTAGGGGTTCCATCAGTGTCATCTACTATCTTACATATTCCGTTACAAGGAGAGTCGTCTACCATTTAACTTTGTTAGCCCAGTAGGCTGCTGACATCTTACCTTTTGCTATATTCTTTGCGTGTCTTGCTTTAAATGACTTTTGTCTAGCTGTAGGTTTTTTATCACCTGACACACCTTGCTGACCAAATCGTATCAGTTTTTCTTTATCACCTTCTTTTGCTAGTACAGCGTGTGACTTTGTCTTGTGTCCAGGAGTACGCTTAGGTTTGTTGTAACCACTAAATGTTTCACTACCTTTTTTAATAGCCATTACACACAATCTCCTATTGCTTCAAACCATCTCTTTAGTTCTTCTAGTTTTTCCTGATAAGCTTTTGGCTCTTGTTCAGATGTACTCTCCACGTTGTATCCTTATCGGTCCGATGTTAATTAAAAGATATGATATCGGGTCTTTTGAACCGTCTTCAAACTCTAGTTCTGCTTCATAAAACTCAAAGCCAAATCCGAAGCCCCAGTATATATGACAGGACCACATATTACTTACCTTTCTTTCCGTAACCTTTTTTACCTTTACCTTTGCATTTCATAGTAGCTTCCTAGTAAATTAATATTTATATCTTTTTAAGTAATCTTTATCTTCTTTATCTACAGACTTATCACT